CGTCAGAGCTGTCGGTGTCAACCATCAACAAAGAGCCCACGAACTTGTCGGTGCCGTTGGTGGCAATAGACACAGCCGATGCGGTTGTCTCAATGAAGAAGGTGTAGCTGGTACCAACGTTGTTGATAGTGCCGGGAGGGGTACCGGGGCCGTTAGCTGGAGAATCAGCAGTGGTGTTGATTGCGGGGAGAGTGATGACCAAAGTGGCATCGTTAGTGCGAATGATGCGACCAGCGTAGGTAGCAACGTCCAAAGTCACAGTATTTGTGCCGTTGGCCAAGTTGATGACCGTATTGGGGCCTTGGTTGTAGAAACCGCCCAAAGAACGAACTGGGCCTTGGAATGTAGTGCGTGCCATGTTTTTTCCTTACATGCAAGTTGGGCGTATCTGTCTGCATGTCGTCTAGCCGGGACTAGTCAGATACACCGGGGACCCCGGGGATGTGTTGAATATACACGAAATAAGAAAAAAGAAAAGCCCCCGAAGGAGCTTTTCTTAGTTGGCTTAGGAGCCTGAAGAACCCCACATACCGAGGGGATCAGACCAACCGAAGCTGTAACGCTCGCGGGCCTTGTAGCGCACGTTGCCGGTGTCAAAGTCACCGTCCATGCTGTTCTGCAAGGGAGTACGAACGAAGTGCTTCATACCGTTAGGCACGTCTGTAGTCAAGAACCAAGCATTGCTGTCGGTCAAGAAGTGGTTGACGGTGTAGCCTTCAGGAATTGCACCCATTTGCTTGATCGCGTTGATGTCGTTGTCAGCGGTAGACACGCGGAGTTCGGTGTCCAGCAAACGCTTAGCAGTGAACATCAATGCTGGGGGCACGATCAATTTCTTGGGCTTAGCAGCGATCAACAGACCACGTTCGTCAGTCCAACCAGCGATCTGAATCACGGCGGCTTCCAAAGAAGTCTCGTTCAGGTCAACTTGGGTAGAAGGAGTGTTGCTGTTGGTGCCACCAGAGATCAAGGGGTGAGCGGTGTTGAACAAGCTAACGCCGTCGCCACCGGGGTAGCTAGAGCTAAAGCCGTTGTTCAAAACTGCGGCAGCCTTGACTTGCTTGGTGTAAGCCATGGCGCGAGCCAAAGACTTGGTGTAGCGAGCAGACAAGCTGTCGTACAAGTTATCTTCCACAGCTTCTTCAGTGATGGAGAAACCGAGGGCGATAGTCTCGTGGTTGTAGCGAGTTGACCATGCTTCTTGTGCGTTGTCATACTGGATCGCTGAACCTTCGTTCTTGACGGGAGCAGCAGAGAAACCAGACAGTTTGGTTTCTTCTTCGAAGCTACGCTCAGATGTCTCTGTTTCGTAGATTTCTTTGTGCTCTTCGCCGTAGCGAGCGTATTCCATGCCGAACAAAGCGTTCAAGCCGGGGAGCAGTTCTTTAAGTAACTGTGCGCGTGAAATAGCCATTTTTTACTCCTTAAACACCGGTGGTGCTGTTGTACTGGTGGGTGTTGATCTTCACCAACAACTCGGTGTAAGTGTCAGCGGCGGTTGCGGTCTCGGGAACCACGTCGATAACACGCATTGGGATGGTGGCAGTAGTGCCAGCACCGGTCAATGTCACACCAACAGCGGAATCACCAGTAGTGGTAGAACCAGCGTTCAACACCAGAGGCAGGTTAGAACCCACAACAGTGCGACCGGCAGTGCCCATGGTAGTGCCGCTAGTCACGACAGCCACTTTGAACAGAGCTTGTTGGTCATCCACAACGTAGGCGTAAGCCAAGTTGGAAGCGGTAGACGCCAAAGCGGGGATGTACTGACCTTGCACGGTTTGACCGTTAGAGTTCACGTACTGACCGCCCATGCAGACACCCACGGGTGTAGCGGCGTTGGTAGAAGTTGCTTTAACCAGATAGCCGTCGCTGTTGAGTTCAACCACATCGCCATTGAAAATAGCGGTGCCGAAACCAGCGGCAACAGGAATCTGACGGAAGGCACCGGCGTATGGCTTGCCGTCAATTGAATTGACAGGCTTCAGGCCATAAGGTGCCGAAACGGTAGGGTATGCCATTTAGGACTCCAAAATTTAATTACCAGAACCGAAAGTGACTTTGGACTTCTTCTCAGAGAAAAGAGGCATCCGCGGATCACTATCACGAAGAAAGTTGTTGTCCACTGAGTCCATTTGAGCCTTGTTCTGGTTAGCGTAGTACGCTGCCCGTTGTTGCAAGAACTCAGCCGGAATACGGCAGAGCAACAGTCCGCCCACTTCAATGTTGCCTTTAAAGCGACCTTCTGTGGTGGCGTGCATCATGAGCTCGGGATAGTCCTCTGCTTTGCAGGGCTCGTATCCTTCGCGAAGCTTAGAAGAAATGTTAGATGGGTCGGCTGCCCCCATGGTAGCGGTACGCACCCAACGGTGTGACCAACCATCACGAGGATCGGGACTTGGGAGAACCTCGGGAGGACGCCACGCTTCTGGGCGCTGCATCACTTGACGGGTATCCAACTCACGAGCCAAACGGTTTTGACCTTTTTCGGCCTTAGTTACGTTTTCCATTCTTATTCACCTTTTCTAAGCAAAGCAACCTGTTTCGCGTACTGTTCCAAAGGAACCCCAAGTCTGCGAGCAATCGCAGCTTCGGATGCCTTCAACCGAACACGGTTAGGCGGGGTGCTACGTGAGGCCGGAGCCACAACATTAGCGGGTTTTGTTGCACGGCGGGGAGTTTCCTCATCTGCCGGTTCTGACGATCTTTTTGGAGGATCTTCGTCTTCCTCATAGCTCTGAGCATCTTCAAAATGCTCAGGAAATCTTTTGCGCATCGTTTTGTCGATGGTGTCGAAGTACT